TAAAAAGATTGACAATCCTTATTTAAGAGGAGATACTAAAAAGAAAAACATTCATCCTACTGTCAAGCCAGTAAAATTACTTCGCTATCTTGTAAGATTGATTACTCCTCCAAACGGAACTGTACTAGATCCTTTTATGGGAAGTGGAAGCACTGGAATTGCTTGCGTACTTGAAAATAAAAGTTTTTATGGAATAGAAATACAAGAAGATTATTTTCAAATTGCAAAAGCAAGGATTGAACATGTTTTATAACTTTTACGTTGGAGATAGTTTGGAAGTTCTAAAAACATTTGAATCTAACTCTATTCATTGTTGCGTAACATCTCCCCCTTACTGGGGAATTAGAGATTATGGCAACAATAAACAAATAGGATTAGAAGATTTACCAATAGATTACATAAATTCTATTGTCAATGTTTTTAGAGAACTAAAAAGAGTAATAAGAAATGATGGAACAGTGTGGTTAAATCTTGGAGATTGTTTTGCTACCAGTCAAAAAGGAGGAGGAGGAAAAACTTCAAGATTAAATACAAAATGGACGGATGATAAATATAAAGATGTTAATGCTAGAGGAAATCCTCGCATGAACATCAAAAAATACGATTTGAAGCAAATAGGATTGCCAGAAAAAAGCATAATGGGCATTCCTTGGAGAGTTGCCTTTGCTTTGCAAGAAGATGGATGGCTTTTAAGACAAGATATTGTTTGGAAGAAAACGTCAGTAACACCAGAGTCTGCTGAAGACCGTTTTACAAAAGAACATGAATATATTTTTCTATTGACAAAAAACAGTAAATACTTTTTTGATGGAGAAAGATTGAGAGAAAAAGATAAAGATGGATTAGGCACTAAAAACAAAAGAACAGTCTGGCATGTAAGTAACAATACAATCAGATTTAATCACACTGCTGTAATGCCTTTTTCAATTGCTGATATTTGTGTAAAAGCAGGTACGAGTGAAAAAGGTTGCTGTTCTGTATGCGGAACACCAATAAAAAGAATTGTAGATAAAAAACTTCCACCTTTTGAAGTTTATAGAAATACATCAAAAAAGAAAGAATGGTTAAAAGAAAATCAAAGAGAAACAATCGGATGGAAGCAAACATGTAATTGTAAAAATATTGAATATGTTCCTTGTACAGTGATAGATCCTTTTTGTGGTTCAGGAACAACAATAGTTTCTGCATTAAAAAACAATTGCAATGGAATAGGAATTGACTTGAATTCAGAATACATTGCAATAGCAGAAGAAAGAGTGAAAAACTCAGGAGAAAATCAATAAATGTCATTTGAAACCAAGATTTATACGCCAACTGTTGGTAAAGCAATTACACTAGAACAATTTAACAATGAAGCATTATGGAGAGATGCTTATACATCTGAATTTAGAGATAAACAAGGAGAAATACAAAAATCAAAAAGATATAAATCTTCTATTGCTACATTGTATCGCTGTATTGACATTCGTGCTGGAACAATCAGTCAAGTTCCATACTCTATTTACAAAATAACTAACAATAGAGAAGTTGCCACTAGCAATAATTTTTGGAATAACAGTAAGTTTCAATGGTTGTCTGATTTTTCTAGATTGATGTATTTAACAGAAGCTTCTATTCTTCTTACTTCAGAAGCTTTTTGGTTAAAACAAACTTCAGCAACAAATAAAAATTTAGGCTTTAGATGGCTTGCTGCTCCTTACATTTCTCCAGTATATGATACACAATATGGAATAACAGGTTTTAAGAGAGAACTTAATAATGGAGCAATGGAAGAGTTTGATAAACGAGATATTGTTTATTTTTATACTCAAAATCCTTTGGGAGAAATTATTCCAGATATGCCACAGGCATTAAGTGCTGCTATGAGTGCTAATGTTATTTTCAATTATGAAAAGTTTATTGAAGAATTTTATAAGCGTGGTGCTGTAAGAGCAACAATCTTAAAAGTAGACCGTTCTGTTGCTCCCAAAGAAAGAGCTAGATTGAGGGAGTTCTGGCAGAACTTTTTATCCGGAACGACAAACGCTTATGCAACAGAAGTTATATCTGGAGATGTTTCTGCTGAAGTGATTGGAGAAGGTGCAGGAGATAGTGAAAAGACAGATGTACTGAGAGATAGAAGAAAAGATATTGCTACAGGAATGGGAATTCCATTTTCTTTGTTGTTTGGAGATTCTTCAGCCAGTTATACAGCAGGACCAACAGAAGAAATGAATTTTTTGAAGTATACAATCAGACAAAGAGTTGAATTGATTCAAAATCAATTGAATGAACAATTCTTTCTTGAAAATGGTTACAGAATAAGATTTTTTGTTGAACACATGCCTGCTTACAAAGATTTTATATCAAGTCAATTCGATATGTTCAAAAAATTGACAGATTCTTTATTACCTGCCTCTTTTGCTGCAAAACTTGCAGGCATAGTTCTTCCAGATGATATTACTTACGAAGATATGGATAAATTTGTTGCTGAAGAAAGAGAAAGACAGTTCAAAGAAAAAGAAAGGATTGTTACATTGAATTCTAAAATTCAAGAAGGAAATGTAAGTACGTCAGATCCAACAGAAGACAATAACATGAAAGACTTTCAAGAGGAAGTCAAAAGATTCAAAAAGTGGCTCAAAAACAATAAGGGAAAGAAAGATTTGTCTGAATTCAAATCGGACCTTTTGTCCGACAAACTCAAGGAAAATTTGAGCTAAAAGGGGGTAAAAATGTCATTAGGCTATCTAGGTACCTTAAGCGCTCTATCGTTGAATCTAGGGGCCTTCTTGCCCGATTACGGGGCATTGTAGAATCATGCCACCGTCATCAATTATTGTTCAAGTTATCGGTGCACCGAAGGTTATCGCGAGATTGACTGCAGCACAAAGAAATGTAACTTATAACACTGTTACAGCAACTAGAGAGGCAGGGCAAATGTATCTTGCTGCAATCAAAAGTTATCCTGCTTCTAGATATACAGATGATTGGAAAAACCGTGTTGCTACATTTTTTCCTTACAGACCACCACAAACAAAAAAATCTTATGAAAGAACAGGAGCTCTTCAAAAATCATGGAGAGGATCTATTAAAAGAGGACCCAAGGGAACAGGTGGTGCAAAAGGTGGTGGAACAGTAATGTATGTTATCAATCAAAAAAAAATTAAAAACAAAAAGTCAAAAGTTTCTGTATTAGATTATTCTCATTATGTTGTTGGTGACAATCAGACTAAACAACACAAAGGTTATTGGAGAACGTATAAAGATTGGATAAAAATTACAACACCACACATTATGAAACTATATGGAAGATTTATTGATAGAGTTTATAGTGTTTAGTTAAAAAATAATATTTCATCAAAAAACTCTAAGATAAACTTTTTACTATCATCATTAAATTCTATAAACACTCCAAAATTATTATATTGTAAAGATTTATTTCTAAAAGCTTTAGCTATCAATAAATTATCTATAGATTGTATACATTTATGTGCTCTGTAAGGAAATGTCTGCTCACTTCCTTCTATGTTTAGAAACTCTCCTGCAATTAAAAAGTCAGACTGAAAACTTACAGTCACAATCTTTCTTTGTCCTATCATTCCAAACAATCTTTCATCATAATTAAATGTACAAAAGTTGTAAATAGTAATTTTATTAAACATAAGATTCCTTTATATGTTATACTTTTATTAGAAGTCTAATAGACTTCAAGGAGAATAAATAATGATTAAATTTGTCAATGAAACTGAAGAAGATCTTGTTTTAGAAGGAATGGGAATAGTTTTTAATAAATATGATTTAGATGGTGAAGTTTTTACAAAAGAAACAAACTTTTTTGTAGATTCTATAAATTATGTTCCCGTCCTTTATGGACACAATGCTAAAGAGATTAAAGAAGTATTAGGTAAAGCAACTATATCTAGTATAACTGAAGAGGGTGTTCTTTTTGACATAATTATTAAAAGAAGTAATAAGTACTTTTGGCTTATTAAAAAGCTTGTTGAACTAGGAAGACTTGGATTGAGTACTGGTGCGCTCCCACAAACATTAGAAAAAGACGGAAACTTTATTAAACAATGGCAGATAGGTGAATTGAGCTTAGTAGAAAATCCAGCTGAACCTTCTACAATTTTTACACTAAAAGAAATTAAATACTTCTCAGAGAGTTCTTCAGAGAGCGTTGAAACGCTAGAAGAGCTAGAAGAAGATAAAAATATAAACATTGAAATTATAGGAGAAAACAATAAAATGGAAACTAATTCTGTTGAAAATGAAAGCGTGAAAGCTTCCACGAACGATTATGATGCTATTTTTGCTAAGTTTGAAGAAAAGCTTAGTAAAATTATGAATCTTGTTGAAAATACTCCTGTTTCTCGTGCAGGGTATGTTACGCAGGATGGTGGAACTGCAGACAAGAACATTAAAAGTTTTGGTGACTTTTTGCTTGCTGTTAAGCGAAACGATCATAAGCGTTTGACGGAAGTTTACAAGACGACTAAGGACCTTGGTGAAACTCCCGGTAGTAGCGGTGGATATCTTGTTCCAATGGAGTATGGAACGAATCTTATTCAGGTTGCTGCTATGGAAAACATGGTCTACAGCCGTGTTCAAAAAGTTCCTGTTTTGAGAAATAGTGGCACTTATCCTGCTCTTGACCAGTATTTTGCGCCTACTGCTGGTTCTGGAGAAACGTACGGTGCTGGTGGTGTTAAGGCTAACTTTACTCAGGCTGGTCAGGAATTTACGGAAACTGAACCGGTTTTTTCTACGCTTGAATGGCGTTTGAATAAGGTTGGTGGTTATACTGAAGTGGAAAATGAATTGCTTGAAGATTCTCCTTTTGCAATTGAAGCTCTGCTTCGTGGCTTGTTTCAGGTTGCAATTGCTGCTAAAAATGAACGAAACATTCTTCGTGGTAGCGGTTTGGGTGAACCTCTGGGTATTTTGAATTCCAATGTTGCAATTGGTGTCAGTGATGAAACCACTGGTAAGTTTAAGTGGGAAGATGTCGGCAAGATGTATTCTAAGTTTAAGTCAATTGGTGGACAGCCTACTTGGATTATGCATCCTTCTGTTTTTCCTCAATTGATGATTATGAACAACAACACTGTTACGGCATGGCAGAGCAGTCTTAATGGTGGACCTATGAATTCTCTGAATGGTTATCCAATCATTGTTTCAGAGCATATGCCACAGTTGGGTGCAAATGGTGCCGTTATGCTTGCTGATTTGAGTTCTTACGTCATGTGGGAAAAAGCAGGCCTGACAATCGCTTTCAGCGATCAGGTTGGTTTTAAGCGTGATGTTGGCACTTGGGTTTTCCGTCAGCGCAACGATGGCAAGCCTTGGTTTAAGGCTCCTATTACGCTCTCTGGCCCCGGAAGTGCTTACACTGTTTCTCCCTTTGTTTATATCATCAACGATTAAGGAGAATATAAAATGAATTACGAATCTCTTCTTACTGAAAAATTTACTGTTGTTGGCGCTATTCAGCCTCAAGCAATTACTGCCGGTGCAACCGGTGTTTTGACTGGTGCAATTGATTGTGCTAATTACACTAAGCTGTTGGGTATTGTTTTGAGTGGCACGATTGGTGCAAGCGGAACTCTTGATTTTAAGGTTGTGGCTAGTGCTACGTCGGGTGGCAGTTACGAATTGTTGACTGGCAAGGCAATTACTCAGTTGGTTAAAGCAAGTAATGACAATGATATTGCTGCTATCGAGGTAGATGCTCATGAAGTTCTCGCTGCTGGTAAGCGTTATATTAAGTTTAATGCTGTTGCAGGTACTGCAAATGCAACTTCCGCTGCTGTAGTTTTAGGTGTCCCTAGAAATTATTTAGCAAGCGACGTTAAAAGTGCGGACTTGATTGAAGTGATTGCTTAAGTTTTTTAGTGTGGGAGGGGAAACCCTCCCACTAAAATATAACCATGACACAACCAGCAACGTTTTATCAATACTTCACACACAATAAAACTCCAATTACAGCAGGCACTGTTACTGTAAATGTTTACAAAATAAATAAAAGCACTGGAGCAATAACACAAATTGTTACAAACCAGACAGCAACGGAAATAGGAAATGGAATCTATTTTTACAGAATTGAAAATGCAGACGATATTACAGATTTTGATTTTGCTTCCTCTTTTGCGATTACTGGTAGTGCTGATGAACATGTAAAGTATAGTTTTATAAATCAAAACAATACATCTGTTGCTAGTGCTGTATGGGAATATTCTATTTCTGGATACACTCAACCTCAATCAGGATATTATTTACAAAGATTGGCAAACAATCAAGTGAGCTTGTTACAATATTATGACCCTCAAGAAAAAACGATTACTGTTGTCTATGGCGATGATTATTTATCTTCTAATGGTCGTGCAATATCAATTACAAGTAACTACACATTAACATCGAACACTGTAAACTTAATTGTTAAAAACAACAATCAAATACACACAATTCCTTGTACAGTTGTTTCTGCTAATTTGTTAAACATCGAACTTACTTCAACACAAATAAATAACATTGGAATAGGAAATTGGGATTTTGACCTTGAAATTACTACTGCAAGTAGCAAAAAGATTACAGAGATTCAAGGAAAATTTTTAGTATTGAAA